ATGTCGTTAATTGATAGAGCATTATGGACAGAAAAACACCTAGACTTTATCATGGAAGTAGCTTTAGACCCAATCGACAAGCTAGAGGTGTGGCAAAAAGCAGAGAACCCATTCGCATTCTTAGCATGTTGTTATGAAGTGATGGCGGTGCTAGGCAATGGAGAGGACTGGATAACACACTTACCTATACCTATAGATGCTAACTCAAGTGGTACGCAGCACTTCGCAGCTATGAGTAGAGACGAAATAGCAGGTGAATACGTAGGACTAACACCAAGAAGAATAGTACTAGACTTTTACCTAGCAGTAGGTCAACGCATGTTAGACGCTAATATAGGAACAGAGTTAGGTATTAAACTAGCTCCTATCCCTATGAAACTTATCAGAAAAGGTATAAGTAAACGAGGCACAATGACTAAAGGTTATAGTGCAGGTATTAAATGTATATCAGATATTATTTATCAAGACAGTTATGATGTAGGAATTGTAGGCACTTATAACCTAACACGATCCGATAGCTGGAAGTTAGGTAGAGACTTAGTACAAGCATATGATAGTATATGTACAGGTCCAGTAGAAATAAAGAATTACTTGCAAGAGCTTGTAGCACACAGGCTAGAGCAAGGATATAAGACAGCAGACTGGGAAACACCAAGTGGATTTCCTGTTTGTGCAGAGAAATGGATTAAAGAGAAGCGAAGAGTTATAGGATACATAAATAAAAATAAGTTTCATCATGTGTTCTTAGAGTATTTGCCTATCCCTGCACGCCATGAGTTAGCGTCAGGTATTAGTCCAAATGTGGTACACAGTTACGATGCAGCACATATGGCTCTCGTCATGTGTACATTAAAAGATAGCGGGAACAAATCGTTTGGTGCTATTCACGACTCATTTAGTGTACATGCGTGTGATGTAAAAGAACTTCTTGAAGTAACCAAAGACGAATTCATTAAGATGTACGATGGAGATGTCTTAGACGACTTGAAAGGACAGATTACGATGGGTGATTTGAATTGTCAAGTCGAGCAACCAAGTAAGGGTAACTTGGACTTAGAAGACATAAGAAAGAGCGATTACTTTTTCTTCTAAGCCCTTGATTATTAAGGATAATCTCTAAGTATCCCTTATAGAGAAAATACAGTTTGTGGCGAACTATTCTCAACCAATCTTAGTCTAATACTGGGCGTACGCCACACACAACCAGTAATAGGCTATTTTTATTTGCATGGGTCGAGGGTTTTCATATGATTTGTCCCTTCCTTAGCGAGCCTTACCGGAGCTCGTGACCACGATCCGGTTTTTTATAATAATAACTAGGAGTAAGATATGTTACTAAATAACGTAGAACTAATGTGGTGTAAAGTAGGTGAAAACGCAGGTACTAAGTATGGCTCAGAAGAAAAGGAGTGGTCAGTAGACTGTATCTGTTCTGACAAGCAATCAGGTGACTGGGTTAAAGCCAAACACGCTACTAAAGAAAGAACCAATGATGATGGAAAGAAATTTATTAAGCTTACTAAGAATTGCATTAAGCGTGACGGCAACCCTGCCCAAGCAATTAAAGTAATTGATAAGCACGGTAATGATGTCGATCCACTTATCGTTGGCAATGGCTCTAAAGCTAATGTACAGTATACTACTTTCGAGTGGGATATGGCAGGACGCTCAGGAGTTAAAGCCATCTTGACTGCAATACAAGTCACAGACTTAGTAGAGTATTCGGGTAATGGTGTTACTGAGTTTGAAATCGAAGAGCAACCAGAAGTTGCTTTAGAAACTGAAGACGAAGTATTTTAAGCGCTATCCAGCTAATGCCCCTCGAAAGAGGGGTTTTTATTTTCAATCATAATAAGGAGGACACTATGTCTAAAAAAGTACCATACCACAAGAAACCACTAGGACAAATTAGAGCAGATGCTAAGAAAATCTTTGGCAATCCGTATCGATATGCCCCAGAAGAGATGTCACCTAATCAAGCGATGTCAGGTAAAGGAGACTATATAGGCGGTAAGCACTATAACAGACTACCAGACCACCATCAACCAGCAGAGGTATCTCATGCTTGGGGATTAGACTTTCTATTGTGGAATACAGTTAAGTATCTGTCAAGAGCAGGTCATAAAGAAGGCACTAATATGTCTAGTAAAGAAAAAGAAATAGATGACTTAAAGAAAGCTATTGATTACATTCGTATGCGTATTAATGTTCTCAAAGGTAGGACACCACTAGACTTCGGTCAAGCGGAACAAGTCGATTGGCTTGACGAACCTATAGAGAGCTTTATGGAGCGTTGGAATGTAGATACAATGAAAGAAGCTAATGAAAAATATAGTAATTACAAAGCAAACAAAGACTACTACACTAAATTAGCTGAAGTAGAAGGCAAACCACTAGGAGAATTAGATGATGACGGCATTCCTTTATAAATGGACTAACCGAGATAACAAAGAGTATTATATAGGTGTACATGAAGGCGAAGAGACAGACGACTATATAGCGTCTAGCACTAGCTTTTTAGAGAAGTATAATGCTAGTAAAACAAGGTGGAAGAGAACTATACTAAGTCACCACGAAACTATGGCAGAAGCTTTAAGAGCAGAAGCAGAGTTAGTGACAGAAAAAACTCTCAAAGACCCTAACTGTCTTAACAGGATGGTTGGGGGTGAACCCACCTTCACAGCGCTTGAACTTAAGATGGCTACACTAAGTGCGCTGTATCATCATAATAATTTAGGTGCTACAGGCTGTAAGGAAAGCTTTATGAAACTATGGGGGCATTATCCAAATAAACATTGGTCGCCTACATCGTGGACAGAGCCTACCTTATACGCCTTAGCATGTTCATTAACAAGATTTATAACTAAGGAGGAGTAATGGTAAACCCAAATAATAATAAACACTTTAACGATGAAGCCCTAAGAATTAACAGGACTTTAAAGAAAGAAAATGATGCGTTAAAAGAAGAAATAGAAATATTAAAAGAAGAACTAAGGAGGAAAGATGAGGACACAAGGTACACTTAAACATCACGGACCATGCCAAGCGTGTGGATCTAAAGATAACAAAGCAACATATGAGCACGATGACGGTGAGTTATCTGCTTATTGTTTTGGATGTGGAGACTATGCTGTTAATACTGATTTAATAAAACATGAAGCAGCATTTAGAGAATTAATAATAAAAGAGAAGGAGAATAAAATGCCACTAGAAACAGTGCAAGAAGTAAATGAATACCCCGTAAGAGGATTCAAAGAGCGTTCTATAACTAAAAATGTTACCGATAAATACGGTGTTAAAATAGGTTATAGTGAAGAAGACGGTGCTACCATACAGTATCACTACTACCCTACAACTAGAGATAACAAGGTAGTAGGTTACTCAAGAAGAGAAGTAGCTACAAAGAAGTTTATAGCTATTGGTGACACTAAGAATGACGTACAGTTGTTCGGTCAATCTTTATTCCAACAAGGAGCTAAGAAGTTAGTAATAACTGAAGGCGAGTTAGATGCTATGTCAGTACAACAAATGTATTCTAATAAAAACAACGAATACCCTGTTGTATCTATTACTAACGGTGTAGGAGGAGCTAAGAAACAGATAGCTGCTAACCTAGACTGGATCAACTCATTTGAGGAAGTAATATTTATGTTCGATGCAGATGAGGTAGGCAAGAACGCTGCTTCTGACTGTGCCAAGTTAGTTAGAACAGGCAAGGCTAAGATAGCAGAGCTTGGTAGGTATGGTAAAGACGCATCAGACTATTTAACTAGTAGTCATCTACGAGAATTAGATGATGCTGTATGGAGGGCACAAGAGTATAGCCCTGCAGGTATTATTAACAGTGCATCCACATGGGAAGAGTTCAGTAAAGATATGCGAGAAGACAGCGTACCGTACCCCTCTTGCTTTTGTGATGTAAACACACTGACTTACGGTAGAAGAACAGGTGAGTTAACTATCTTTACTGCAGGTACAGGTACAGGTAAGTCAAGCTTTATTAAAGAAGATATCTATCACTTGCTTACAACAACAAAACATCAGATAGGTATTGTATCACTTGAAGAGTCAGTTAAAGAAACTCTAGACGGGATTATTGGTCTACACTTAAACAAACGAATTAACCTTCCAGATACCCCCTTCGACAGGAAAGGTAAAGAAGGTAAAGACGCTTGGGAAACAGTAGCAGGTAACGGTAGATTTACTTTACTAGACCATCAAGGTTCTTTAGCAGACAACAGCTTAATGGATAAGATAGAATATCTTGCAGCAACAGGCTGTAAGTTTATTTACTTAGACCACATTACCATTGCTGTTAGTGAAGTTGAAGGTGATATTAATAGAGGTATGGATCGAGTCATGTCAGACTTACTTAAGTTATGTAAGAAGTTTGATGTATGGGTTGGTGTAGTATCTCACTTAAGAAAGACAGGCATAGGCTCTATCTCTTATGAGGAAGGTGCTGATGTTACAGAAGATAGTCTTAAAGGTTCTGGCTCACTTAAGCAGATAGCCTTTCAGATTATAGCGTTCTCTAGAAATAAATACGCTGAAACAGAGGACGAGAGAAACCAAGTAAGAATAAGCGTACTCAAGAATAGATTCACAGGCAAAACAGGTTACGCAGGCTCTGCTA